GGTCTTACTATATCTATATTTGTAATATTTACTAAATCATCGTTTTGATCTTTTACTGATGCTGAAAGAGATCCAGTGTAAGTTAAGTAATGATTTGGCATTACGAATGACACAACTCCAGATCCATTTGCTGTTGCACTTGCTGAATATGAAGTTCCTATTATTAAATCATCTAATTCTATAGTATATGAAGAACTTGCTGTTAATCCAGAAAAGGATGCAGATAAACTAGTTGTGTTATTTAATCTTAAAAGTTCCATCAATGCACCTCTAAATTATTATATCATTTATAAATAAATAAGAGGGGAACATTTCTGCTCCCCTCTATAATTAGTTGTTAAGGATATTATCCTTGTGCAACTGCGATAGCACTGGTTTCTTCGATTTGAACGCCGAAACGTAAGAATACAGTATATTCTACTGTGTCTTTCTTAGGTTGGAATTCACGATGAACTGTGACATCTCTTTGGAAACCCCAAATACGATTTTCAGGGAATGTTAGAGATACACGGTTTGCAGGCATCAAAGGAACTTCCAATAAAGGAAGACCTAGTACACGGTACTGCAATGGAGCACCGAGGATTTGTGGTTCTTGACCAGCAACAACTCTTTCAACGATTCTTTCGCTGTTCAGGTTACCTGAAGAGCCAAGGCCGTTGATAATGTTTGATACTGTTTCTGTGTCTGCATAGAACTTCATTGCTGAACGTGAAGCACGATATTTACGAGGCATTGCAAGCACAAGTGCTTGTAAGTCTTCGATATCTGTACCGAATGTTGCAGTGTTTGTAGAAGTGTTTTCTTTTGCAACAAAACCTTCCATGATGTTCAAGAATGCATTTGAACCAGAACCTACTCCGTTGATTGCGAGATCTTCGAGATCGTTTGCGAAAGCACGAGTCATTGTACGGACCAAGTGGTCTTCTAATCCTGCACCTTCCAAGTTGTCTTCGATTGCTTCGGTTGATACTTCCCAGTCAAGACGAATCTTCTTTGTAGAGATTTCTACCTTTGTGAAAGTAACACCAGCGTTTGTGTAAGTTGCATCTGCTTGTGCAGCGGCACGGATTACACGTTCTCCAACGTTAAGTTTTTCAAGTTCTGCAGCGTTTGTACGCATTGTTACTCTGCGTCCATCTCTTGCTAGTACTTGTTGTTCGAATATGTATTCGATAAATTGGCGTGATTGCTCAGGAGCAAGAATACCGCCATCATTAGCGGAACTTCCTGCAACACCAAGGTCTCCTGCGGCTGGGGTGCTTACACCTCCAATACCACCAGAAACGATAGATCCTGTAGCAGCAGCCTTTTCTAAAATTTCTTCTGCCATAATTATTTCACCTCCCAGTGAATGTTAACGATATAGGTCAGCGGAATTGAGGAAACGCCCGCCCCACATCGATTTTCTTGTTATTTGTGTTTCCTGAACGACCCCGCCTAGGTCGCCAGACTTACGGACAGCAGTGTCGTCTTCTAATTCATCGACACGCTTTCCAAACTCGTCTACATTGCCCTTAATTCCTTTAATTTCCTCTTGTGCGGAAGCAATGCTCTTTTGTAGTTCTGCCATTTTGTCATTTAGTGACTTTACGGTTGCCACCAAGTCTCCAAGTGCTGAAGCAACTGTATTTTGAACCTCATCAATAGATTCTTGTACTGTATCAACAGCCTTTGCTAAATCAGCAGGTGCTTCTTCAGCAGGAGTGGCGGCATCTTGTGCTGGGGCTTCTGTTTCTTCAGCAGGTGCTGCTTCTTCAGCAGGTGCTGCTTCTTCAGCAGGTGCTGCTTCAGCAGGTACTGCTTCTTCAGCAGGTGCTACTTCAACAGGTGCTGTTTCTTCAGCAGATACTGTTTCTACAACAGTGGCTGCTTCTTCAGTTCCCTCAGACTTTACAATGTTTTCTTCAGCAACAATTGCTGGTTCTACATTTTCTTTTGCCATTATATTCCCCTCCTTATCAGGATTTTCAGCCTTGGTTACTTTATCACCAAGTCTATTTTTCTGTGATTCAATTAATCCTTTTACCACAGAATTCTTTTCGGTATCATTAGATTCAACAAAGCCTATATTTATCATGCCTTTATCGCATGATGGGCAACATGAATCTTCGTCTTGAGAAAGTCTAACGATGGAATCAGATTCGCACCAATAAACATTTTCAAGATCTACCTTACTAATAATACCATCAAATTTATTTTGTCCATCAGCCATTTTTTCAATTGAAATAATATTTGCAAATTGATTGGCTGGATTGTCTACTAACGAAAGTTCGTGGAGTTCATAGTCTTTAATAACACGAATTGACTTATCCATCTCGGCATTGTATACCTGGTCAGATTCTTTAATACTACCACCAATAGAAAAGCCAGAAAGAGTGCCATCAAGGACCTTTTCCCAAGTATCTTGAGCACCTTTAGAAATATATGCATTTACAAAAACTCCATTATAAAATTTGTCTTCTTCTTGATTATAAAACTTGTCTGATTTAAATGACATTACCCTGCCGACTGCAATAGGCATGTGCATTTCACGAAGGTTTCCTCTGAATCTCTCAAAGGCTTTTACACTTACATCTGTTGGAACAATGTCTGACTGCTTGTCAATATTGTCCAATGTAGCAAACCCAGAAACGGTACGTTTCTCTTTGTCGATTTTTGCAATTGGCATCGATAACTTAATGTTATTTTCTTCTGAGTGCCAAAATGCTTTGGATAAATTAGTCATGCTACCTCTATTATAATAAGTGTTTATAGGTACTTTATAATATTATAACAAATTATTGTTGAGATCGACCTTCACCCTGTGGATTTCTCCCAGTAGTGGTTGAGGCTGAGTCAGACGCATTGTTAGTTCTCTCTTGGTCCCTATTTCTATTTCCAGTTGATTGTGCTACCTGTTCAGCCCTTGCTTGTGCCCCTAATACTATAGGTTCAGATCCGCCTGGTCTTACTGGGTAGTTCAATCTTTCACGAACTTCATTTGGGACAAGAACCTGCATACGCAAGTATCTCTCATCTATTTGACTTTGAGTTTGCTCATCTGTCAATGTTAGTTCGTTAAATTTAAGGGAAAGCATATCTGTCTTTTCTTTAACAATCTTGTTAATAGTTTTTTCCAGATTTCTTTGTGCTGGTCTTGCAACCTGCTCCTTAAATGTTCTATCTGCCACCAATGCTGATGCGATAGAAATTCCTGCACCACCGCCAACCTTTGAATATGGAACTTGATGAGCCATCAAGATATCATCACGGTTTGCTTTTCGATATCTATCAAATGATCCATCTTGAATACCATTCTCAATAGGTTCTAATTTAAAATCTACTTTATTATCTGGTCCATCTCCAGGAAGAGGGATGTAAAGAGTTCTATGATTTTGACCTTTTAAGCCTGCTTGCATAAATCTAAAGAATTTATCCTCTGCATCTGAACTGAGTTTGGCACCTTTAACTATTGCAATGTATCTAGGAACTGCCTTATTTTCAAAATAGTCAACATTATACTTGGCTGCAAGTTCATTTCCAACCATAGATGTTGCTGATGCCACTGTATCTGGAACTCCATAATAAGAGTTCTTTGGGGAATACTTTTTGATATGGATTAGTTCGTTTGGTCTATTATCGCTTGTAACAGGGTTAATATTTTTTTGTTCTTGGAAGTTTCTAAAATATACTACCTTTTGATTTACTATTTGAATATACCCGTCACGCATACGGCGTACACGAATTGTGGTTGCTGGGATATGACCAATATAACCAATATCTCCATTAATCTTTCTACCTATTTCAATATATCCATTTCCTACTGTTTCAACATCTGTGTATACCTTTTCTAATACGTGAGTAAAAGTATCTTCATCATTTAAACTTTCTACCCAGTCTGTTAGGTCTGATTTTGCTCTTTGTATTTTTCTTTGTGCTCTCATTAAAGAAGTGTCATCTGGTGCCTCTTCTAATTTAGCAACTGTAGAATCTGTCATATTAAATGAATATCCAAGGCCTACGATGTTAGCAACCTTTGCTTGAATAGCAGCATGGTTAGCAAATGAGTTTTCATAAAAATAAGCCAACTCGTCCAAGTTGTATGGTGGCAATACGACATCAAAAAGTCCGTAGGCCGTAACCATATCCATTTCTGGGAATAGTTGTTTTGATCTAGTATCATCAACACCCATAAATGCTTTATTTACTGTTCTAGAAATTTTACGTTTAAAGTTTTGATGTATGCCATCATAAGACTTAATAAGTTCTCCATCAATATTAAATGGGTCTACCTTTTCTTTTTTTTCTACTTTATCAAGATTATCAATCTTGGCTATTGATCCGTTATCTTCCATGTTTTCTCATTCCTTCTTGGGCAAGCATCCATGCTCCAATATCTGTTTCGCTAGGAATTAATCCTTCTTTCATTCTAGTAATTTGATTCTCATGTTCTTGATCTGAAACTCTATTGACTCCAGCCATAAATTGTACCTTTCCTGGTGGTGCATTATAGTGTTGGGCAGCCTGTCTTATTTTTGACATCTTTTCTAAGTCATATGGTCTACCAGGTATATTCATAATGTTTCCATTGCCATCGCCAAAAGGCTTACTATCTTGATCGCACATCCACACATATATGCCCCAGTCAGACTGTTTTTCTATCACAGTTATCTTTGGCTTACCACCATTTTTTAATTTTCTTGGATTCATGTCAACAAGTATACCATATTATACTGGTTTTACAATAATTGTGTCCCACACTACGTCAGAAATTAAATCAACACCATCAGAATTTAACTCTACTAC